ACATAGTCCCTATCCTATTTTTAGTTTGATGGAATACAATCGTGTATTAAAGCAATTTGGTAAAATCTACATTGAAGTACCTGCTCCCGACTGTGCAAGACAGCATGAGTTTAATTTAAATCATTATAGTATTCTTGGTCAAACACAACTAGCCGCATTATTACAACGCACTGGCTTTAATATTGATAAATTTAATACTTTTACATTTGATGTTCAGTATCCAGCTGACTTGAGTAAACCAGACGGTGAACGATTGACTGCTGAAGAAACATTCTATTGTATTGTAGCTACTAAGCAACGTCCCCTAGATATTAAATAATATATAGATGTTCGATCCATTCAATCAGGCTAAACTTCAATCAGCCTATTCTAAACTCAAGGATGTAAAAATCACTGAGAAGGATATGACATTAGATGAATTAAAACGATTGAGTGGGTCCGGGCAAATCACAGGTGAAACCACTGCAATACCCAATAACGAACTTGCAGCCAAAAAACAACAATATATACGTGAGAACAACATTAAACCAGGCACACAAGAATGGTTTAAAGTTATGTTTGCTAAACCACATCTTACCGGTGAAGACCCTTTTTCAAAATAGCAGTAGTTATTAGCTAAATACGTTATGGCTACAACTAATGCTACGTCTTTGGTAAAGACACCCTATAAAAAGACAGCTTTTACACAGCAACAACTACAAGATTTTGTAAAGTGTTGCGACCCCGACACAGGTTATCTATACTTCATGGATAACTTTTTCTACATACAACACCCTACAAAGGGTAGCATGTTGTATCATCCATACTCATATCAAGAACGATTGATTGAGACTTATCATAATTATAGATTTTCAATTAGTCTGATGCCTCGACAGAGTGGTAAGTCAACCAGTGCCGCAGGTTATTTGTTGTGGTATGCTATGTTTGTGCCAGATTCAGCAATTCTTATTGCGGCACACAAGTACACAGGCTCGCAGGAGATTATGCAACGTATTCGTTATGCATATGAAAACTGTCCTGACCACATCAAAGCAGGTGTAACTACATACAACAAAGGTAGTTTAGACTTTGAGAATGGTAGTCGTATTGTCAGTGCTACAACAACAGAAAACACAGGTCGTGGTATGTCTATTACACTATTGTATCTTGATGAGTTTGCATTCGTAAGACCGAGCATTGCTAAAGAATTCTGGACTGCTATTACCCCAACATTAGCAACAGGTGGTAAGGCAATTATCACAAGCACACCAAATAGTGACGAAGACCAATTCGCATATATCTGGAAAGGTGCTAACAAGACTGAAGATGAGTTTGGTAATCAAACTGAGTTAGGTGTAAACGGTTTCAAAGCATATCGTGCATATTGGCATGAACAACCTGGACGTGACCAAGTATGGGCTGACCAAATCAAAGCACAGCTTGGCGAGGATCGTTTCAATCGTGAAATTGGTTGTGAGTTTATTATTGCAGATGAGACATTGATTAATCCAAACACATTAATTGCACTAGAGGGTACAGAACCTATTGAAAGAATGGGGCAAATACGTTGGTACAAAAAACCAACTAAGGGTAACTTATATGTAGTTGGTCTCGATCCAAGTCTTGGTACAGGTGGTGACCCTGCAGGTATACAGATATTTGAAGCAAATACACTTACACAAATGGGTGAGTGGAAACACAATAAAACAGATATTCCAAATCAGATTAAGTTGATAGCACAAATCAACAAGTACATAGTAGAATGTACTAATGAACCCAACAGTCTGTATTATAGCGTAGAAAACAACAGTATAGGTGAAGCCGCACTGGTATCATTAAACGAATACGGTGAGAGCAATATACCTGGAATATTCATGAGTGAGCCGGGTAAAAAACGCAAGGGTTTTAACACAACAAACAAAAGTAAATTAACAGCATGTGCTAAATTTAAAACTCTACTTGAAAGTAAAAAGATGAAAATAAATAGTCGTAGTCTTATAACTGAATTAAAAGCGTTTGTGGCACATGGTGGTAGTTATGCTGCCAAAATAGGTGATACTGATGATTTGATTATGGCAACACTTCTTACAGTTAGAATCATACAAGAATTGGGTTCATATCACTTGGAATTAGACAATTATGTACGTGACCATGAAGAAATGATAGCACCCTTGCCCTTCTTTGCCGTAATGGGATAGGATATTAGATAAATACATTATGCCAATCAATACAGAAACCCTTAATCGTAAATTATACAACAAGTTATCCAAATACTCACCAAAACCTTTGGATGCCAGTGGTAAAGTAACACCAGTTGAAGATGAAGCTGACGTTTTTAAATTCAAGTTTGCCATGGACGGTAAAGACTACGGAGATGTATTTGCTACAGTGGACGATGAACGTAGATTGATATTGTACTATGGTGATGATGTGGGAGATAGCCCAGATACACCTACACAGGGAATAGGATATAACGACACATGGTTAGGATTTATTGAAGATTTAAAATCATGGAAAACACGTAACGGATTCAAAGGTTGGCAATTAAAGAATCAAGACCAATTGGCACCAGACATGGCTAGGAGAAATCATATGAAGAAAAAAGATAATTTAGGGGAAGCATATTACCCAATGGGTAAAAAAGCAAGTTATAGTGATAGTGTTCCAACTATCAAGATGGTTATTCAACATACCCGTCAGATTGAAGAAGGTGAACAACGTTATCGCAATATCGCTAAAATCTTTTTAGAGAATCAAGATGGTGAACGTATTCTAGCACCTACACTAAAACCAGGCATCGCACGTGTGTATGCAAGACATATGGTTGAAGGTGGTAAGCCACACGATGAGCGTTGGAATCATATTGGTAGCTTATGTGAAGAATATACAAAAATGGCAGGATTTGTTCGTGCTACACGCGGTCACCAATTCAATGAATCAGCACAGCAGTTGGTTGAAAGTGGAATAGAACATTATTATACACTACGTGAATCATTGAGTAAAATGACAGGTCATCGTGGTTATAACGCATATTTTGAAAGCTGGACTCCTCCATTAATGGAAGACGATAGTGATGGTGAAAGTATCAATGAGTTGTTTGTGCAAGAAACAGTTGATCCAAGAATTGAAAGTGTAATGCCTATCTTGTCAAGACTACACAAAAAAGTAGCAGAAACAAAAATTGACAAAGAATTAAACAGTTTATCCGAATGGGCTGAGAGCCTAGAACTTATTGAAGATGAAAGCCTAACAAGTAACAACCCAGTTGGAATTCCTGAAGCAAGGTCTGATGACCCTGATGAAGAAATGGACGGTGATAGTTGCTCATGCCATGCACCCGGACATCCTGAGTATCACGGGACTGACCCGCATTGCCCGATACATGGTAAAGAGGCAGATCCTGATAGTTGGGCAATGGAAGAAAACTTTATCAATATGGCTCCTCAAGCAGTTGCTGAAGAAGAAATGGATGAAGGACTAGGCGACTGGATGGGCAAGATGGCCGACAAGGCATTTGGTCCAGGCAGTCCTGCTGAAATCTCAGGATTTGCTAGCGACAAAGACTATGCTCAACACTATGAAACTAGTGCGTATCCCGAAGCTATCCAACTGATAGCAAAAGGCGGTGGCATTGGCAAACAGCGCACCAATGCTGATGTAGACCGTGCTGAACGACAACTACAAAAAATTTACAGAGCCAAAGGTGTAGAATTAAACAAACAAAACTACGCCGAACTTGTAACAAATAAAATCAAGGCTGACGTGGACAAGGCTATGGGTCAGTCAAGTGTATCAGAGGGTCAAGAAGACTTAAACACTATCAAACGTTTATTGGGTAAATAAACTCACAAAAACCTCACTAAAAAGGTGAGGTTTACCATATCCGGCATAAATACTATTGACGCATCTGTAAGAATGTGCTAAACTTACACTTGTGTTAGTTACTCATAGGGAGTAGCGACATTAAAACGAGACCATCTCAATTTATAAGGAAAATATATTATGGCATCTTTAGCAGAAATCCGCGCACGTATTCAAGCGCAAGACACAAAACAAAATCAAAAGGGTTCTAACACCCAATCTGATAATTCTATCTATCCCCACTGGAACATTGACGAAGGCGCAACAGCGACTATTCGTTTCTTGCCAGATGCGGACTCAAAGAACACATTCTTTTGGGTAGAACGTCAAATCATTAAACTAGCATTCAATGGCGTTAAGGGTGATCCTAATGTTAAGAAAATTGATGTACAAGTACCTTGCATGGAAATGTATGGTGATGCATGTCCTATCTTAGCTGAAGTTCGTCCTTGGTATAAAGACGAGACATTGAAAGAAATGGCAAACAAGTATTGGAAGAAACGTAGTTATCTATTCCAAGGCTATGTGCGTCAGAATCCACTAGGTGATGACAAGACTCCTAATAACCCAATTCGTAGATTTATTATCAGTCCACAAATTTTCACTATCATCAAGTCCAGCTTAATGGATCCTGAAATGGAAGAATTGCCAACAGACTATCTACGTGGTCTTGACTTCAACGTTAAGAAAACAAGTAAAGGTGGTTACGCAGATTACTCTACAAGTAACTGGGCACGTAAAGAATCAGCATTAACAGAAGCAGAGGCAGCGGCAATCGAGGCTCATGGTTTGTTCA